GGAGCCCCTTTCGTTTACGTTGCAAGTTGCGCCCGGCATAGCCGGACTGACTGACCTCAACGAGTGTACCCCACCGTCCCGACGGGGTTGGCGGCTCGCGTGTATTAGAGTAGAGACTACAGAACGGCGGTACCGAGCCCGGGGTTTCGTTTTTGAAAGATTGGCAAAGAGCATCAGTCCGTCCCCTCACTTGGGTATAATGCAATCCGTCGCGCGCCATTAGCTCAGTGGATTAGAGCGTCTGCCTCCGGAGCAGAAGGCCGTAGGTTCGAACCCTATATGGCGCACCATTCTAATTTTCCTCGAACCCGCTTGAAGTTAATTCGGGCGGGTTCGCCGTTCTCTTCGTCGTAATTCAGGGTCACGACCACGCTCTCCGGCATGAGCATCACCTGATAGACGAACGCCCTCAGAAGGTTCCTGTCATCAAGCTCTTCGCCGTACATGAGGAAGTCGGCGAAGCCCTCGGGGTCGACCTCCTCGGCCTTGGCGTTCTCAAGGTCCCTTTGCGCTCTCAGCTTCTGCGCCTCAAGCTCCTGTATGCGCTCCTGAGTGCCCGGGACGATGATGCCCTGCTCCACGGCCGCAAGTAGGTTCTTGAGGCCTTTTTCGGCGTCTGACAGCGCCTTCTGCGCCCTCTTCTTCTCGGCGTTCAAGGCTCCGTGTGATTGGAGCCCGCACAGCGCCCTCGCGATCATCATGGCGGTGCTTCTATCCGAGAGCATCGTCCGAAGGGCCTTCACTATCTCGCCCTCCAGCACGTCTCGCCTGATGTTCTTCTGGCACTTGGTGGGGCATGAGTAGTACTCGTACCTCACGCCCTTGCACCCGTAGCCGGAAATGCCCTGCAGGCTCCTCCCGCACTCACCGCACAGGGCCTTCCCCTTGAGGGCGTAATCGCCCCATGTCTCGTCGGCCCTGCACTTCCTTGATTTAACCTGTTGAGCAGCCATGAAGGTCCCCCTGTCGATGATCTGCGGCATGCCGCCGTCTATCCTCACGTCGTCCCAGAGGTACACGCCCGTGTACCTCTCATCGGTGAGTATCTTTCGTGCCATGTTGTAGTTGCACAGACCGCCGGTGGAGTTCTTGACGCCCCTCTCGGCAAGTAGGGCGCCTATGCGGTTGACCGACGTGCCCCTCAGGCGCATCTTGTACGCCCACGCCACGTTCTTAGCGGCGTCAGGGTCTATCTCGAACCTGCCGTCCTCCGCCGTGCGGTAGCCGTATATCCTCACGCCGTTCGTGAGGCACTTGAGTGCGTTGCCGCCCATGCCGCGCTTCACCCTGATCGAGGTCTTTGCCGATTCGACGGCGGCCAGGCCCTCGTAGATCTTCTCTATGAGAATCTTTTCCGGGCCGTCGGGCAGCGCCTCCATGGCGCTCACGACCTCCACGCCGTGCTTGGCAAGTTCCTTCTTGTAGATCGGCGCGTCGTATTCGGAGCGCGAGAAACGGTCCATCATGTACACGAGGACGATGTCGCTCTCTCCGGCGTTGGCGATCATCTCCTGGAACTGCGGCCTGTCATCCGAGCGCCCGGACATGGCGTAGTCGCTGTATTCCCTGACCACCTCGTAGCCCTCGCGGTCGCACCACTCGCGGCACACCCTCAGCTGGTCGTCGATTGACGCCTCGCGCTGCTTCGAGCACGAGAATCGGGCGTATATCACGGCCCCCTTGGTCGGCTCCTCTTTACGTGTCATAATTGCCTTGCCCTTTCGTGATGGTGAATTGCCTTGCCCCAATCTGGCGGTCGCCTTCCCTGAGGGGGAAAGGTTCCATGTGGCACACCGGGTCGCCGCATGGTCGTTGGCCCCGCCCCCTGTCGCCTGCAAGCTAGTAGGGGAGCGGGGCTTGCTCATTCTCTATTTGCCTCCCGAGGACAATTTCCCCTTGGCCATCTTCTCGAAGTCGTTCTCATAGGAGGCGTCCTGGATGCGCTGGAACTCGGCGAAGCGCTCCTTCGCAATCTTGTCCGCAGTCTTCTTGTTGCGGTTGCCAAGCCCCTTCAGCACGTCGCGTCCGGTAAAGGTCAGGAAGTTGTCCAGCAGGGCCTCGCAGTCCGTCATGCTGGTGAGAAGCTTTCTCTCTGCGCGGTCCTCGGCGGTGTCGAGGAACATGTTGACGAGCCTGTTGAGTTCGCGTATCTCGTCCTCGGTCAGGTAGTTCTTCGCAACGGTGACGTCGCTGGAATGTATTCGGCCCTCGGGGCCTCCCTTCCACGATGTGAGCCCCATGTGAGGCTTGGCGGGGTCGGAGCGCCCTTGCACGATCTCCGCCGCCGTGTGCCCCGTCACGGCGTAATGGAGCTTGTTCTGCACGGTCGCGTAAAAGCGGTGGGCCACCTCGCTGTCGCGGTCGTAATCATAGGTGCATTCCTGGAAGATGTCCGTGATCTTCTGGTACACGCGCCTCTCGCTCGCGCGGATGTCGCGGATGCGCGCGAGCAGCTCGTCGAAGTAGTCCTTGCCGAATGGTCTGCCATTGGCGAGCATATCGTCGTTCAGGACGAAGCCCTTGGTAATGTATTCGCGAAGAGTAGCTGTTGCCCACTGGCGGAACTTCGTCGCGCGGATGGAGTTCACGCGGTAGCCGACCGCAATGATTGCGTCGAGGTCGTAGAACTGCACGCGGTACGATTTGCCGTCTGCGGCAGTTGTCAAAAATTCCTTTACAACTGAATCCTTGGACAGCTCGCCTTCATGAAATATGTTCGACAGGTGGTAGCTTACGTTCTGTTTAGTCGTTCCGAACAGCTCGGCTATCTGTGCCTGCGGCATCCACATCGTCTCGTCTTGGTAACGCACCTCGACCGGGACGTTCGTTCCTCCTGCTTGATACAGGATTATCTCTGCGCTGATCGGTTCCTCTGCCATCGCGTCTCTCCTTACGTCATCGTGTCGGTCGTTTGCTTCGGTTGATGTATCCGACTTTGGTACGCCTCCGTGGGCTCTAAGTGAGGCGGAGGCTGGTTGGGGGTCATTGCCTGAGGCGATAGCCCCCTTCCTTTTTTATCTAAGCCACCACCAATTTAGCGATGTGCTGAAGCTGGATACAACTCGGGTGCCCTTTTGCCTGGCATGGCTTTCCAGCGTCGATTTCACGCCATCGAATAGATCCGGTACTTCCTTCCTGAAATGCTCAAGAAGCGGCGTTGCTGTGATCTTTGCAATGTCGCCGTCGATATAGCGAGTTGCGACAAATTGGGTGATGAACTGGGCATCGCTGTAGCCGCTGAATCTCCAGTCGGTGCCCTTGCAATATGCGCCGCCTTTGTCCAAGGCTGCGAGCATGAGTGCCTTGATATTGGCATCGAGTGCGTAGAAAGACATCTTCGCCTTTTCGAAGTCCTCTTCCAGCCTCTCCTGTTCGCGCCTTTCGAGATACTTTCGCTCCGATCGGCTCACCCTTTGGGAGAGGCCACGGGCGTACCATCCAATGCAGATGCCGAATGTAAATGCGGTCGGCGGGAACCACAGGGGTAGGTAATTTGTAACCGCACTAATGAAGCCGTCGAACTCCACTCCCGCCCATTGGAGGTACGCGAGGGCCGTTCCGGCTACTGTGCATGTTCCCGTAATCGCTGCACTAATCTTGCCTGCAAATCCATCCATTTATAAGCCTATCTAATCGCGGCCTGTCATTCCGAGCTCAGATTCCATTGCTTTAAATATCGCCGGGTCATGGTCAATCGCCTCCATCGCGGCGGTGGACAGCGTCCATCTCTTCTTGTCCGGGCCGATCGTGTCGCCCTCGACGTACCCCATGGCGCTTAGGTTGTAGAAGGCCTGCGCCATCTCCTCGTGTTCCCACTCGTCTACATCCCTGTGCCCGTGTTCGTGGAGATAGAGCAGCGCCGCCTTCTCCTTGAAATCCATGTTCCGGATAATCGCGGCGTTACGTTCGACCCGCGCCTTTTCGTAACGTCCGGCTTTCCGTACGGCGGCCACGTAGGTCACTCCGGCGCCGAAGATGGCCCCGAGCGCGAACATGACGAACGGCAGCCATGTCCTCATGGTGTCGTAGGCCGCCTGACCCACCATTTCCGGCGTGATGTTCATCCAGGCGAATATTCCCACTGCTGCGGACAGCGCGGTGAGAGCAGATGTGGTTGCTCCTAATGCAGATTTGACCTTTTCGAACATCGCCTATGCCTCCGCGTCATCGGCACCGAAGATGCCGGAGCGCGCGTCACGCCATAGCTCTACTTCATCTCTGTCGGGCATATAGGCTACAACCTGCGGGATTCCAACGTCATACATTCCGACGATTTTGGTTTTAATCCGAAGTGTGTAACCCTTCAAAACCATTTCGCGGAAAATGTCGTTAAACGTGCTGAAGGTTCCGTAGGGCTTCCCCTTATAGGCTAGGGCGATGGAGTCATCATCGTCTTCAAGCTTTTCTCCATATAGCAACCTCCCGACTTTGGCGGGATCGATAATCACGGTTGAGTAAAAAGTCTTCCCCTTACGGAGTCCTGATAAAGGCGTTCCGTCGTAGGTGTAAACCTTATGCTTGACTTTGCCTGAAAACTCATGCTCCCGAGCTTTGAGTTTTTCAAGTTGAGCGGAAGCTGAAGGGATCTTTTCAGCTAATGCTTCTACTGCCGTGTTTGTGGCGTCAATTGCGAGCTTCCTAAGCAATCCCACGACGATCACTCTTTTCCAATCTGAATATTTCTGAACTCGTCAACGGTAAGGCCTAGTGCGTCAATGATTGCGCACGCCTTTGCCCATGTCGGTTCTTTAATCTTCCCATTGAGTAATTTGGAGATATACGGAGCGCCGACGCCACTCAATTCCGCCAATTGCTTTGACTCCATATCGAGCTTTGCCATTGTCTGCCTAACGACATCTGCAAATGTCATATCGCGCCTCCTTACGTCTTGCACCCAAGATTTTATCGTTTCCAATAGGAAATTGCCAATAAGCAAAAATAGTTGTTGCCTAATTGCCAATACGCAACTACAGTAAGAGTTGCTAATTGGCAACTAAGGAGGTGAACGATGGACAAGATTGCAGAGAAGGTTGGGGCCTGGTTATTGATCGCTGGTCATACGAAGCAGGTTCTGGCAGAAAAACTCGGCATGTCGGTTGGCACACTGAACAATCGTTTGTCGGGTGAATTCGAATGGAGTTGGAGCGAGGTATGCCAGCTTGCCGAGATTATCGGCTGCCATTTGTCGGACTTTCGATAGGAAAGGTGGCGTGATGAAAGAGAGCGTCAAGCCGTGCGCAAGCATCCGATGGCCGCTCACCGCGTGCCAGTTCGGCATGCTCGCCATCCGCGAGATGCCCGGAGTGGGCCAGCCAGCAGACGACGCGCTCCTGCTCGCATTCATCTTCTTCGGCGGAGCCGTTGTGGGGGCGAATGTCTGCAGCGCGGCATTTGGGCGCTGTGCGCGGGGGAAGGTGGCCTAGTGATTAATCCGCTTAGAGATTTCGGAAAGTGGGTCTCGCGCAATGAGAACGACGAATCCGAATCGTTCCAGCGCGGGGTCAGCTGGGGAATCTTCTGGATGGTCGTAACCGGCTGCGCGCTGGCCGCTATCAAGCACCTAGCAGGATTCTAGCGAGAAGCTCGACAAGCCACACGATCACATTGTGGATGGCTGAGAACATCGGCTCGGTGAAGGTGCCGAACACGCCCATCAGAAACCAGCCTGCCAGCGAGCGCAGAAACGGATGGACCTTGTGCGCGAGCGTGCGCTTCGGCTCCACCACGACCTTCAACGGCCTTTTATGTCCACCCGTCTTTTCCATGCGCGGAATCTTACGGACCGCGTGAGATTCGCACTCATCGAATAGAGAAAGGGGAGATTCGCATTGGAGCTGATCAACTCATTTCTAGACCTGTGCGTGTCGCTGACCTGCGTCTTCGCAATCGCCCTAGCCTATCAGGCCACCAAGGAGATTGAACGCGTAGATAAGCGCGTCGACGAGCTTTCCGGCGAGTTCGACAAAGTCGCAGACGCACGAGACGTAGGAGCCGATGACCGTCATGGCGAATAGGCGCGGATGCGTTTTGGCGAGCCCGGTGACGCGCTCGTACCACGCGCGCTTCGGCTCCCGATGCTTCGGCTTGTATGTCCGTCTCGTATCCATGCTGCCCATTTTCCGCAGCGCGTGAGATTGGAGGCCTTTTGGAAGATGACGACGAGGGCGAGAGCCCGCTATTCCTCATCGAGGACCGCTTGCAATTCATGCAAGAAGTTCTATTCCCGCTGTATTTCGAGCACGTGAGGGGAGGGAGAAGGAAGCGTGAACTGGACCACCGATGAGATCCGATACATGGAGGAGCACGCGGGGGAGGGCGCCGCATCCATCGCGGAGCACCTTAACCGCACGGTCATATCTGTGAAAGTTCAGGCGAGCAGACAGGGGATATTCCTTACGCCAAGATGGCGGTGCCCGAATTGCGGATGCCTCACGGCCAAGCCCCTGAACGCCAAGACGGGCTGGTGCGCCAACTGCACCATGGAGGCCCGCAGGGAGCAGATCGCCAAGGACGTCCGCGAGCTTGAGGACGAGGTGGCCCGCAGGGAGCGCAACGAGCAGGCGCGGCAGGCCCTCTATTCGAAGAGGAGCAGGTTGCGCAAGAAGCTGCGGGAAAACAGTCCAAATCAATGAAACTCGGATGAAACCCGCAGGTAAGACACCTAGTAGAAAGGAAAGAAGATGAGGCTGGCACAAAAACAGGGCACCCCCGATTACCACGTCACGGATGCCCCTGTCGGCCAGACGGCCAACGCGAATATACCACGGGAGCTTGTTTTCTGGCTAATCCTGCTGGCGGTCATGGTGTTGCTGTGCGCGTTCGTGTGGCTCGTCATGGTCCCCGCGTCCGATGCGGCGGTCGCCGATGCGCGCCACAACCTGATGATGGCCGGTGCCGTCAATGCGTAGCTTCGAGCCTCCCAGCAACCAGATGGCGCTCCCCGGCCTCGACCCGGTGGGCGAGGAGCGCATGAGGGACGCCCGCCGATGGGTCGCCACGCACCGCCGCGAGTTCGAGTGGTACAAGGCACAGGCGCGCAGGGAGTGCGCGAACACCCACGACCGCAAGGCGAGCCCGAACCGCTGCCTGTACGGCATGAGGATCACGTTCAGCGTCGAGCTTCCCAACCATCTGGCGCCGTACCTCGCCCGCATCGCGATGGAGGAAGACCCTGAGATTCGCATGCGGGTGGCCCGGAGCGACGCCGACCAGTACACCACGGCGGTGATCCGATGACGTGGGAGCTTCGCCGGGTCGGCTTTGTGAAGATGGACATGTTCCCTCCCGAGATCATGGGCAAGGGGAGGCCGAGGTTCACGCGCTCCGGCAGAACCTACACGCCGAGGAAGACCCGTAAGGCCGAGATTGCCGTGCGTGACGAGTTCCGCAAGGTGTGCGGCGAGCGTTGGGCGAAGTTCGGCGGGCCGGTGAAGGTATCGATCTGCTATTCGAGGCAGCTCGCGAAGAGCAACCCCAAGTTCTGGGCGTTCCGACAGGACCTCGGGAAGCCCGATCTGGACAACGTGGCCAAGCTCGTCCTCGACTCGCTCAACGGCCTGGCCTACGCCGACGATTCGCAGGTCATAGGAATCTGCATGGCCAAGGGCGAGAGAAGGCCCAGCGGCACCGGGAACCTCCTGCATGTGGAGGTCGCCTACTACAACGAAATCTACCGAAAGGAAGAGGAATGAAGTACTTCGAGAGCAACCACATGGCGAATGACGATTTCGACGATCTGCAGGTGAGGCTCCTCAAGGTGACGGCCGCGGTCGCGAGCAACCTGACCTACCAAATGGTCCAGGACGACGCTTCCGAGCATGTTCACCAGGTCACGATGGTGAAGAGCGCCTACACGGCGATTCTGGTCCTGGAGGCAATCGCGGGCCAGTTCCCGGAGGACGTTCGCCGAGAGGCCTATGAGGACGTGTCCGGTTTCAACCGGAAGATGCTCGCCAGGCAGGAGGCCTTCAAGAATGCCGTGGGCGCGATCGAGCTGGAGGTGGGCGCCGACTCCGAGCTCGGCCGCCTCATCAAGCGAATTATCGGGGAGTAGCCATGTCCGTCCAAGTCAAGGCCCTGTTCAAACAGACGACCGTCAAGGGCGGCACCGCCACGCTGCAGATGAAGATCCTCACCGACGAACCCGGTGCGTTCGACCTCATCGAGATGAGCGGCCAGACCGTGTTCCTCAAGGTGACGCCGGAGCAGGAGACGTTCGAGTTCGACAGCGAGACTGGCGAGATCATCCGCTAATTCTTCTGAAAGGAATCGTTATGCAGGCAGAAGTTATCGATGACGAGAGGCTGGAGGTCACGTACGCCCCAGTGCCCATCAGGGCGAACTTCGAGACCCTTGAGGCCCGAGTCCGCGCCATGGTGGCCGACTACGAGGGCGCGACCTACGACCTCACCTCCGAGGACGCCATCAAACAGGCGAAACGCGACCGGACGTACCTGAATGGAATCGTCAGGGAGATCGACGAGCGCCGCAAGGCGGTGAAGCGCGAGTACACGAAGCCCCTCTCCGCCTTCGAGGGGGAGTGCAAGCGCATCATCGGAATCGCAAAGGACGCCTCTGACGGCATCAAGGCGCAGCTCGATGCTGCCGAGGAAGCGCGAAGGAAGCGCGCGTACAACGGCCTGGCGGCGCATTACGCGCAGATCGCCGACCTTCTGGCACCGGTCGTGCCCTATGAGCGCATCCACGAGGACGCATGGCTTTTGAAGTCCTGCGGGGAGGTCAAGGCGAAGAATGCCCTTGAGGAGAAGTTGGTCAACCTCGCCGCCGATTGGGACACCCTCAAGGCCATGAGGCCGTCCATGCCGCACTTCGAGACGGCCGAGCGCGAGCTGTTCCGAACTCTCGACCTGGGAGCCGCCATCTCGGCCGCCGCCCGAGAGGACGCGGAGGACAGGCGCATCGCGGAGATGAAGGCCGCGATGGAGCAACCGGCCACCGAGCCGGAGCAGGCCCCGCAGCCCGTTCCGGAGCAAGGTCCGGGCGATGGCCCGTCGGCGCCCATGGAGACCCCAGAGAAGGAGCCGCGCTACGGTTGGACGTTCCGGCTTCTCTCCGCGACGGTCGAGGAGGCGAACGCCGTGCGCCTTTTCTGCCATGAGAACGGAATCGGCGGCTCCCTCAAGCGCGAGGGGAGGGTGAGCTAGATGGCCGAGAGCAAGAGTCTCGCAACCCTCCTCGCGGAGGCGCAAGCCGATATGCCCAACCCGAAGAAGAGCCGTCAAGGCCAGAAGGGTTACCAGACGTACAAGTACGCGACGCTCGACACCGTGTTGGACATCGTCAAGAAGCCGCTCAACGAGCGCGGCGTCTTCCTCACGCAGCCATGCGAGCGCGCCGATGACGGGAACATGCGCGTGCAGACCGTGGTGATGCACGAGGGCGAGCGTCTCGTGCTGGACACCAAGCCCTACGAGTACGACAGCGACCCGCAGGAGTTCGGCAAACGCGAGACGTACGCGCGCCGATACTCACTGCTGACGGCTTTCGGCCTGGCGGGTGAGGACGATACCGACGGCGACACCGGCCCCAAGAAGCCCGCAGCGCAGGGCAACGCCAAGAAGCCATCGAAGCGCCAGCAGATGCTGGCAAAGATCGCCAAATACAAGGCCGTGTGCATCGAACACGGCATCGCCAACGATGAGTTGGACGGCTACCTGCAGGCGCATTACCAGACGGATGACCCGACCAAACTCACCGACGAGCAGCTGATCGAGTACGGCAAGCAGCTCGCCGAGACGGTCAAGAAGTACGAGGGGGCCAAATGAGCATCAACCGAGTCAACATCTCGGGCAACCTGACCCGAGACCCGGAGCTTCGCGCCACCACTGGGGGCACGCAGGTCCTTTCCTTCGGCATGGCAGTGAATGACCGCCGCAAGAACCAGCAGACCGGGGAGTGGGAGGACTACCCGAACTTCGTTGACTGCACGATGTTCGGCTCGCGCGCCGAGAAGGTTTCTCGCTACCTGACAAAGGGCTGCAAGGTCGCCGTCGAGGGGAAGCTGCGCTACTCCCAGTGGGAGCGGGACGGCCAGAAGCGAAGCAAGCTTGAGGTGATCGTCGAGGAAATCGAGTTCATGAGCCGCCAGCAGGCGGCGGAGCCCGCCCCCAGCGACGCGTACGACGAAGACATCCCGTTCTAAGGAGCGAATATGCGTTACGACATCGGCGAGCTGATCGCCAAGGAGTTCCTTCTGAGTAAGGACCTGAAAAGCGTCGACATGACGGGCTACGAGTGCGACGAGGGTAAGGCCGACGCCCTCTGCATCGACGAGTCCGGATGCCACGTTCTCGTGAACGTCGAGACCCACCGCAAGCGCGGTGTCGAGGAGCCAAAGCAGGTCTACAACGTGAAGCGCATGCGCCGTGTGCTCATGTGCTACCTGGCCGACCATCCCGAGGTGAAGTCCGCTCGCTATGACCACATCCTCACGACCATCTACACCGGCAACGGCGCCGAGGTCGCCTACACGCCCGGCCTCGCCTCCAAGGAGCGCTAGGCATGGAGGGAACTAAGTTCACGTGGTTCCCCAAGCTCACCGACACGGTGGCCAAGGTCCCGGAGGAGCTGCGCGGCTCGCTCCTCTGGGCCTTGGTCCGGTATGGGACCTACGGCGAGGAGCCCGATCTGGGGTGGCCGCTCGATGCCATCTTCGAGAGCCTTCGCGAGGACATCGCGAACTCGAAGCAGTGCAGGAGCAACGGAAAAAGCGGGGGTCGGGGCAACAAAAAGGCGGCTTCGGATGAAGCGAAACCACCCTTTAGCGAAGCCGAAACCCCCCTTTGCAAAGCACCAAACCCCGCTTTGGGTGATGCCGAAACCCCCCTTTGCGAGAGCGGAAAGGGGTCTTTGGAAGATGCCGAACCCAAACCAGACCAAGCCAGTCCAATCCAATCCAAACCAGAGGTGGTGAAGCGCAAGCGCTTCAAGCCGCCCACCCCGGAGGAGGCGGACGCATACGCGGAGGAGTGGTGCCGGGAGAACGGCTACGACCCCTCGGGGTTCTCCGGGGGCAAGTTCGTCGACTTCTACGCCAGCAAGGGGTGGATGGTCGGTAGGAGCCCGATGAAGGACTGGAAGGCGGCCGCGAGGAACTGGATCGTGAAGGATTGCAGGAAGGGGGCGCGGAATGAGTACAGCGATTTCTGACGCGAGGGCCGAGGCCATGGCAAAGATTCGGGCGTCGAAGCTCCGCGCGGCGGGCCTTGTCGGGGAGTACGCCCGCGCCGATTGCGAGCTCGGCCACAGGCTCTACGAGTTGGCCAAGAGCGGTGTCGGGGCGTACGTGCACGGGGAGTCCGGGCGAGGCAAGACCTACGCCGCGTCCTGCGCGGTGCGCATGTGGGTCGATTCCGGCGGGAAAGCGCGCCTCGTCTCGGCGCCCAGGCTCATGGAGGAGATCTACGCGGGCTTCGAGAGGGACGGCGACAAGCACGCGCTCGACAGGGCGTGCCGCACCCCGCTTCTCGCCCTGGATGACTTCGGTATGGAGAGGCCGACCGAGACCGCCATCGAGAAGCTCTCCATCCTGGTCGACGAGCGGGTCAAGGCCGGGCTGCCGACCATCTTCACCAGCAACATGCGAATCGGGGTGCTCTCGAACTCATGGGGCGAGGTCCCCGGCAAGCGCTTGGCATCGAGGGTCATAGGCTCCTGCCGAATCGTGGAGCTAGAGGGCGAGGATTGGAGGGTCAAGTGCCGACCATGAGCCAGCTGAGGGGCCTGTCCCTCGAACGGGCCGAGCTGTTCGGCAAGCCTCACATCGGGGCGCGCTACACCCACGGGGCGCGCTACGAGCGGACTGGGGAGCGGTGCTGCATCTGCAACCAGCCGCCAACTGCCACCACGTCGCGCCGAGGAGGCTCGGCGAGCGGTTCGCCCTCGTGACCCCGGACAGGACGTGGCTGCTGCGAAGCCCGCTCTTCGCGCTGTGCGGCTCAGGCACTACGGGGTGCCACAACGGGTTCCACGGCGGCGCCGCGCTCACGGCCCGATGGATGTGGGACGACCCGCAGTACGAGCGGTGGTGGTGGGACGGAATCCTCCTAGAGCAGTGGGGGCCTCACGCCGAGGAGCTTTACGGATTCGGCTTCTGGCGAATCGAAGACAAGAAACACGGTCGAGTGATCGACATTCGAGAAGGGAACTGAAATGGAATTCAACACCTGCGAGGAATACGTGCTTGCGGAGCTTGAGAGTGCGCAGGAGGCGGTCCTGACGCTCAACGAGGAGCTCGAGCGCCTTGAGACGGAGAACCAGCTTCTCAAGGAGCGCCTTGAGGCTCTGCCAGACCCGATTGAGAAGGCCATCGCCGACGCAGGGCGGGAAAGCCTGTTCGACTCCAGCACGAGCCTGTATAGGGACGTCATGGATGGGGGCGAAGCCATCCCGTTCAAGGACTGGTGCCTCGAGTGCGTGTATTCCCACCGCATCCCCAAGGGGGTCTCGAAGATTCAGTTCGTGGATTTCTTCGAGAAGGAGTTCCTCGAGGCCTACAACATGCGCCTTGCCGAGGAATCGGAGGCTTAGCCATGAATGGGCCTGAGGTCATCGAGCGGTACCGGGCGGAGATCGACGAGCTGGAAGCGCGGCGCGACTTCTCCGGCGCGAACCGCAAGCGCATGGAGCTGCACAAGGCCCTGCGCGCTGCGGGCATATCCGGCGACGTCGGGATGAGCAGATACCAGCGCGAGAAGCACGCGCAGCGCATGAAGCGCGCCGGTTGCAGCGTCGAGGAGATCGCCAGGGCCATGGAGGTGAGCGTCCCCGAGGCGCGGTCTCTCATCAAGGGGGCCTCGCGGTGATCGGGGTCATCCCCGGGCAGATGACGCTCGACCTGTTCCCGAAGGAGCGCGAGCCGAGCCCATTGGAGAGCTGCGTGTCCCACCTCGTGTCCCGTGGGTGCGATGAGGCGAAGGTCCGCCCGATGGTCGAGGAGCTATACGGGATGTTCGGCGCAGCAGAGGCCTTCGACCGTGCGAAATGCCTTGAGTACTTCTACGGCGTGCGCCCGATTCCGAGGCTTCGGGCCTGCTCGCCCATGATGATCGGGCTGTTCGACCGCACGCTCGATTACCACGTCGTGTGGGATAGGTGCTGGGCGGCCCGCTGGGCACCGCTCCAGGATGTGTTCGAGGTCCGGGAATGGCGCTACAACTACCGGAGGCCCTACACCGGGGCGCCGGTGTTCATTTGGTACGTCGATAACAAGGGGCGCGAGGTAAAGCGCCCGTATGAGGAGGATGCATGCGAAGGATAGCGGTGGTCTTGGCCATAGTTGCCTCTTTGACCCTACCAGCGGCCATCGCCTGCAAGATTTACGAGCTCATGAAGCTGCTGGCCGCCGGATTGCTGCTGCTGGTGCTTCTGGGCGGATTGGAATAGATATGAAACGAAAGATTGTCGCCTGCGCGCTGGCGGTCGCCATGGCCGCGTCGACCATCGGCCTCACCGGATGCACGGAGAAGGACAAGGTCAGTTGGAACGTCTCCCAGGAGGCGGACAACTTCAACGCCGTGCGACGGCTGACGGTGATCAACACGCTCTCCGACAAGGTTCTCCTGCAGATGACGGGGACGTTTGCTATCCAAACCGATCCGGACACGAACGAACTGCAGGTCATCTGCGAGCTTGAGAACGGCGAGTATCAAAAGCACTTCGTCTACCTCAACCAGTTCACGACCTACACGGTGGAGGACATCTCCGGCAGCGATGTCGACAAGTACAGCTACGAGCTGAACTTCATGCCGGAGTTTCTGCCGGGCGTGAAGATCACGGCTAAGGAGTAATCGCATGGAGCTCAAGGAGTGCCCCTTCTGCGGGGGCAAGGCGCACATGGCCGAGAACGCGAGCGTGTACGGGACCATGTTCGCCGCGTGCTGCGACGACGTCGAGGGATGCCCCGCCGGGACGCCCGGCAATTGGTGGAAGTCCGAAGATGAGGCGGTTGCCAAATGGAATACCCGATTCGCCAACGAAGGGGTGAATGAAGAATGACATGTCCATCCAGGCAAGAGCGCAGCGAGATAGCCGCTCGGCTCAGGAACAGGCGCAGGGAGATGGAGTCAGAGAAGCCTCCGGCAGACCCCATTTTTGCGGCATTCGTCTACCTGACGAACGTGATGGGTACTGTTCGGGTCGGCGAGGGCGGGAATCTGTTCAACAGGCTCGCTGACCTTATAGACCCGGAGGAGCGGACGGACAGGTGGATATCCGTCGATGACCGACTGCCAGACTGCAAGGGCGAGTACATCGTGGCATATCACCCGTGCCAATGGGACAGGGTCGCGACCGATAAGACGATTGTCGGTCTCGACTCATTCAGGGGTAAGGCGTCGTGGGCCAAGCGCAAGTACCAGCGCGTCACGCACTGGATGCCGAAGCCGGAGCCGCCAAAGGTGGTAGACGCATGACGAACCACGAGCATTACTTCGGCACCCCCGAGGCGGCGTCGCGCATGGAGGTGCACTTCCTCTGCCATCCCATCCGCGTCACGGTGTGGGCCACGGAGCCGATGACCAAGGTCACCACGCAAAGCCAGCTCATCAAGGAATTCGTCGGCGTCGGCGATTACCTCGCATGGCTCGAATCGGGATTCGACGATGGGACCATCGTCTTTGAGGAGGACTAATGACACCGAGTATCGAGGAGCGCGGGAGGGTTTCGGACAAGCTCGCCGAGCTCGTCACGTCAACCAACGTGAACTGGCCCCAGCTGTTCGACGCGCTGGGGACGCCTGGCCGGGATGTGACGGTGCTCTACCTTGCCGACCTCATCGACCCGTCCGCATGGAAGGTCACCGTCGCGGACAACGAGCGGCTTTTGGATAGATGCAGGGAGCTTGAGGCCGAGAACACCCGTCTCAAGGCGGCTTTGGCAAAGGGGGTTGAGCGATGAGAATCCCGTTCTGGCTTCGACATCCGATCAGGTCCGTGCGGATGCGACTTATCCCGCCGTGCGCTCGATGTGCTCATAGGAGCTTTGATTTCGGGCACGTTCACTGCCGTTGCCCGGCTTACATCGAGCATATCGACAAGACAGAGTGCGTTTTCATCAGGTATGGAGACGCCATTGATGTGCGGGGTGGCAACTACTGCCGCTTCTCACCCAGGGAGGAGAAATGAGCTTCGGGTTGCGGGACGAGGACTGGGTCGAACCCGACCCGGAGCCGATTATCAAGTGCCGGGACTGCGAGTTCTGGGAGAGGTGCCCCAGCGGATGCGAATGGGGATGGTGCACCGACCGCCGGTGCGAGTTCACGAGAGAGGACGATGAGTGCTGATGAGAAAGCATGACTGGAGCGCGATGAGGGGCGAGGTGACGGGCGCGTTCGGCTGCGTGACCGCAGCCCTCGTCTGCATCGCCATCGACGCGGGCCTTGTCGCCCTGATCGCATGGCTCATCCGGACGATTGCGGGGTAGCAGATGAGAATCAGCGAGCTTGAGGTAGTGAGAATCCCAATAGGGGAGTTGAAGCCCTACGACAACAACGCGAAGCTCCACACTCGGGAGCAGATAGATGCGGTCGAGGCATCCATCAAGGAGTTCGGCTTCAGGAACCCCGTCATAGCCTGGCACAACGAGGACGGCATCGCCGAGATCGTGGCCGGGCACGCCCGCACCACGGCGGCGAGGAACCTGGGGATGGAGGAGGTCCCGTGCATCTTCGTGGACGACCTCACCGACGCGCAGCGCCGCGCCCTGACCCTGGCGGACAACCAGACCACCATGATGACCGGCTTCGACGAGGACATGCTGGCATATGAGCTGGATGTCCTGGCGGACGAGTTCGACATGGCGGACTTCGGATTCGCGGACTCCCTCGGCGAGGCAATCGAGGATGTGGACGTGGAGGAGGACGAGGTTCCGGAGGTCGTCGAGTGCAGGGCCAAGAAGGGCGAGATCTGGCAGCTGGGCGCGCACCGGATCATGTGCGGCGACTCGACCTGCCGCGAGGACGTGGAGAAACTCGTGGGGGGGGGTTCTGCGACTTACTCCTGACAGACCCTCCCTATAACGTTGCCCTCGGGCAGCACATGCGGCCTTCCGAGTTAAAGCAGCTCCACCGCAGGACGGACGGCCTTGTGATCGAGAACGACTCGTGGGATGACGACGATGCCTTCGTGGCGTTCCTCAATTCCGCCTTCGACAACGCCATGGAGGTGCTGAACCCCGGCGCCGCCTTCTACATCTGGCACGCCGACAGCCAGCGCATGAACTTCCTGAGGGCCTGCGAGCTCTCCGGCATGACCGTGAGGGAATGCCTCGTCTGGGCGAAGAACACCTTCGCCCTGGGAAGGCAGGACTACCAGTGGCGTCACGAGCCGTGCCTTTACGGCTGGAAGGACGGGGCGGCGCACAGCTGGTACTCGGACCGCAAGCAGAGCACCGTCCTGGAGTTCGACAAGCCATCCGTGAACGCCGAGCACCCGACCATGAAGCCCGTCGGCCTCATGGCCTACCTGATAAGGAACTCCACCAAGGAGGGCGACACCGTCCTCGATGTGTTCGGCGGCTCCGGCTCCACGCTCATGGCGTGCGAGGGCATGGGCCGCAGGTGCCTGTCCATGGAGCTAGACCCGCACTACTGCGACGTGATCATAACCCGCTGGGAGAACGCAACGGGAAAGACCGCGTTGAGGCTTGAATAGGGGATAGACCGGAGCGAACATGCGACGCACGGTCACGACGGGCGGCGGGGTTCCGTTACCAGCGCGGTGTAGGGTGCACCGATTACCCGCCGTCCACCATGGCCGTGCGTCACCGGGGCCGTCCTTTCGGGCGGCCCCTTCTCATGCCGATGCGATTATGCAGGACGCGAGCCGTCCATCGGGAAAGTATGCAAGATGGTGCCAGCAGGGACGGGGCTGTACCGGATTCTATGCAAGACGGGGGATTGAGATGGGCAAGACGAACCCGAGGAACGCCAACGGCAATGCGAGGAGGAAGCTCAGGGCGAGGCTCAGGGCGGAGGGAAGGCCGTGCCACATATGCGGCATGCCCATAGATTACGGCCTGCCGGCCGGAGACCCGTGGTGCTTCGAGGTCGACGAGCTTGTCCCGGTGAGCCGTGGGGGAGACCCGCTGGACTACTCCAACGTGGACGCGGCGCACCGCATCTGCAACCAGAGGCGCGGCAACAGGATGGACGGGGACGAGGGCGCGAAGGGGCTTCCCATCGTGCGCTCTCGGCTGTTCTAGGGGGCGGATTCGGGGCGTTTCAGTCGGCTCGGCGGTGGTTGGCCGAAGGTTCGGCAGACGGCCTTAAAACGGCATAGGGGGGCTTGCCCCACCCCCTACCTCGAAGGCCCGCCCCGGGCGATATAGCCGATTTCCCCGCCGGGGTTTCCGGACAATAGGGGGGGTATCTCACGCCGCATATACCATCGCTCCCAACGAAGGGAGGCGCTATGGCCAAGGGCGGACGGGGCGTTTCCATGCCGGATGACATCGCTCAAGACCCCGTGCAGAGCGCCATCTGGGAATCGCTGGCCCCGAGCGGAGACAACAACTTCACCAAACAGGACATCGAGCCGCTGCGCGAACTGTGCTTCTGGCACGCGGTCTTCCGCAGCGCCCAGAACGCGATCTCCAAGGGCGACGGGCGGATCAGCATCTTCGACGCGGTGGGATACAAGCCGTTCAAGTCCCCGGACGGCAGGAGCCTTCCCATGATGCGCAAGAGCCCCGCGCTCGCGGTGCTCAAGGAGGCGAGCGCGGAGATTCGCGCCCTGTCCGACCAGCTCGGCCTGTCCCCTAAGAGCCGGGCGGAGGTCAGCGCGCCCCAGAGGCGAACGACCGAGAAGGCGCAGCTTCTGCAGCTCGCGACCTCGCGCCCCGCGCCCCGTAGGGCGGTGGGCGAGTGAGGCCTAGGCAGACACCGACGCTCGAGCTGAACGTGCCGGATGGCATCGAAAGCGCGGCGGACATCGCGACCGAGCTCGCATCGCAGTATTTCGGAGCCCCCATGCCGTGGCAACCCCACCTGCTCGATGTGATGCTCGCCACCGATGGGGACGGCATGTACGTCAACTCCGAGGTCGGCATCAGCGTCCCGCGCCAGAACGGCAAGAGCTGGGTCGTCCGCTCCCGATGCTTCGACGGCCTCATGCGCGGGGAGAAGATCCTGTACACCTGCCACCACGGCGACACCTCCGACGAGATGTTCCAGGAACTCAAGGCCCCGTTCGAGGATGATGAAGAGGAGGAGCTACGCGACCTGCTCAAATACGTCCGTAAGACCAATGGCAAGCAGGCCATCGTCCTGAACAACGGCGGGACCATCCGGTTCACCACCAGAACGGATAGCGGCGGTCGAGGCAAGAGCTTCGACGTGCTGATCATAGACGAGGCGCAGGAGCTGACCGACATGCAGCAGGCGGCGCTGCTGCCCGCCATCTCGGCTGGGAAGATGCACAACCCGCAGACCATCTACCTCGGAACCCCTCCCGGCCCCAAATGCCTGGGGACGGTCTTCGCGAACCTTCGGAAATCCATCCTCAAAGGCGATTCGCAGATGGCCTGGATGGAGTGGGGCGCCACCGAGATCGGAGACAAGAACGACCGCGCCCGCTGGTACGAGAGCAACCCCTCGCTCGGAATCGTTCTCGAGTTGAAGGCCGTCGAGAGCGAGTGCAACCAGATGGCGCCCGACACCTTCGCGCGCGAGCGCCTGGGGTGGTGGGCGGACGACGCCGAGGTGGCAAACCCCGCCCTGCCGCCTGGCCTATGGGCGAAGCGGAAAGTCAGGAAGGCGATGACGGACGGGAAGCTTGCCTTCGGCGTGAAGTTCTCCACCGACGGCAGGACTGCGGCCATCTCATGGGCACGCGCGGTGAGGGGAGGCCCCTCCTACGTGGAGCTGTACGACGTGGCCTGCACCGATGGCGGCACGGCGGGAATCTCGGACATGCTCCTCCGGAACAAGGGCGAGATCGCGGCGGTGTGCATCGACGGGAAGTCCGGGGCGGACGCCCTTATCCAAAGGCTGGGTGACAACGCGTTCCCGAAGAAGGCGGTTATCACGGGAAGCCCCGCGATCGTGCAGGCCGCTGCCTCGATGCTGCTCGACGAGCTGAAAGACGGCTCCCTCGGCCACATCGCATCGCCAGCTCTGGACGAGTCCGCCGCAAGGTCGGTCAAGCGCGACATCGGCTCCGCTGGCGGCTGGGGCTTCGGGGACGGCCCGAACTCTATGGCGGCGCCCATCGAATCGGCGTCGCTCGCCCTGTACGCGGCGCGCACCACGAAAAGAGACCCCTCTAGGAAGCAGGAGGCGAACTTCTAATGGGCATCAACAAGGAACTGTCCACCGACATCGCGAACGCCTACAACCTCGAACCGGATGACAGGCGGCTCGTCCTGGACCTCATTGAGACGTGGCGCAGGAAGCTGCCCGGAAACGCGAAGCGCGAGCGGTACTACCTTGGGAAGGTGCGTGTGAAGGACCTGGGCATCGCCATGCCCGCGAGCCTCGCGGCGAAGATCGACCCGAGAATCGATTGGCCCAAGAAGGCCGTCCACGCCCTCGCGGACCGCTCCGTGCTGAACGGGTTCACGACCGACGATGAGGAGACAACCGACAAGCTGCGCGCAATCTACGCAGCCAACTCTCTCGGGGAGCTGTACCGAAAGAACCTCATCGGCGAGCTCAAGCACTGCTGCGGGTTCTGGACCGTAACCGATGACGGCCTCGGGAACCCCGTTATCAGCGCCTATCCGGCCACTGCCGCGAGCGCGATCTGGGATGACGCGCAGAAGGAGATCAAGGCCGGTCTCGTGGTGGCGGAGTCGAGGGAGCGCAGGGGCACCCGCGACCGCATCCCCACGCTCGTCCACGTATTCAAGAAGGACTGCCTCATCAAGATCGCCTATGCGGACGGTCTTTGGTACGCCGAGTACGACGAGAATTCCATGGGGCGACCCCTCATGGAGCCCATGGCGCACGGCGCAACATTGGAGCGGCCGTTCGGAGCATCACGAATTACCCGCGCCGTCATGAGCATCACCGACGACGCCATCCGCCAGCGCGCCCGAATGGAGGTGGCGGCGGAATCCGCCACGCTCCCGCAGATGTGGCTTCTCGGAACCGCAAAGCGCGTGACCAACGGCCAGAACAAATACGACGCGAGCATGGGCGCGATCAACGAGGTGACCAAGGACGAGGACGGCGATGTGCCGACCGTGTGGCAGTCCGCGCAGCTGCAGATGGCACCGCTCTCCGAGTACTTCCGCACTCTCGCATGCCAGATGTCCAGCGTGACGGACGTCCCCGTGTCCTTCTTCGGCGTGAGCAACGACAACCCCTCAAGCTCCGATGCCATCGCCGCATCCCTCGAACCCCTCGTGATCGATGCGAAGAACCTGAACCGAGACAACGGCAACGCCCTGCGCAACGTGGCGTACATGGCTCTCGCGGTGGTGAACGACACCGACTTCGCCACCGAGCGCGACGCGGGCCACAACGTGAACCCGCGCTGGCTGTCACCGGCCTACCCGTCTGCGGTGAGCCAGAGCGACGCCGTTCTCAAGCAGGTTCAGGCCGTGCCCAAGCTCGCGAACTCCGATGTGGTGCTGGAGCTGCTCGACTACACGGACGAGCAGATGCAGCGCATCGAGAGCGACAACCGTAAGGCGCAGGGGCGCGCGATTATCGACCAGATGACGGAGACGGGTGAGGGCGTTGATTCTGCCGAGGAAGGCGCTTAGCGCATATGACAAGCGGCTCGCGGCGCTTGAGGGGAAGGCCTATGAATACGCCTCGGGCAGGATAGGCGCGTTCATCGAGAAGTTCCCCGGTGCCAAACCGGAGCAGTTGCGCGAGTTCGCCATCGAGGTTGTGGATGATGCCGTGGGGGCGTTCGGTGACGGTGCCTCGTCGCTCGCTGCGGACATGTATGAGGGCATGGCAGAGCTCTCCGGCGTAAAGGTCAAACCCGCCGTCATAGACACCTCCGAAGTCCACAGTCACATCGAGAGCGAGGTTCGCTACCAGCTCGGCAAGTTCCTCTCGGGCGATCCGCAGGGCTTCATCCACGCCTGCGGCTCAAAGGCCTCCGATCAGGTGGCGAGGCGGGCCAACCAGACCATGCGCCTCAATGCCAAGCGCGATGGCCTCAGATACGCGAGGGTTCCCATGGGAGGGGAGACGTGCAGCTTCTGCGCGATGCTCGCATCCCGTGGATTCGATTACAGATCAGCCAAGACTGCGGGCGAGGGGAACCACTACCACAAGAACTGTCGCTGCAAGGTCATCCCCGGATTCGACGGCATGGAGGTAGAGGGGTATGACGAGGACGAGTGGTACAACAGGTGGAGGGCGTTCGAAGAAATCGACAATGCGCCTGGGCTGAGCGTTAAAGCCCGGCAATCTGCCAAGGAGCTCCTTTCCTCCATGCCAATGACGGATGAGGGCGAAATCGATAGAGCCGTCGCCGCAGCACTTGCACGAGCGGAAGCAGACACCTACAACGAGAGAATCAACAGGGCGTGGCAAAAGTTCAGGAAAGAAAAGACGCCGGAGAATTATGACGCGACAATGGGCGCGGCATTAAGGAAAATCGGCGAAAGGTCCGGTGCGAAGTTCTCAGCCGAGTACATGGCCCAGCCCGACGGAGACGAACTATGGCTCGCTTCTAAAATCGCGGCAAACGATGCCCGCTTCTTATATGCGACGAGGGAGCACAAAAACCCAGACGCTTACATTGACGGCGTATTAACCGAGTTCAAGACGGTTCAATCTGCTCGAAAGCTCGCATCACGCTTGAAGGATGCTTATGAGAAATTCGAGTCGTATCCCGGAGTTGACCGGGTGTGCGCTGTGAGTCTCCTTAGATATGAGGGGGACACTTCGTTGCTCAAAGAGGTGGCTGAAAGATTTATTGCCGACGGCACATTGGACAACGTGTATTTCATCGGCCCAGAATAGCAAAAGGCGATGCGCCCGCTCCTCGGAGCCTGTCCCAGGTGGTAACGCATCGCTTCAATCCGAGTATACCCATTTAACTTTGGTCGCGCCATGTGCGCGGCCTTTTTCATGCCGAGACGGCTAAATCTCACGCCGCTAGGACAATCCTCCCAACGCGCCGCACGGCGCATCCAACTGAAAGGCCAGCCGCACGGCGGGCCGGGAGCGCCGTACGGCGCGGGAAGGAGCAGCGATGGCTAACGAAGGTGCAGTGCAGATCGAGGGCCAGCCGAACGGCGAGGAGCCCGATTACAAGGCACTTTACGAGGAGGCGAAAGCGCAGGCGGAGGAGGCCAAGGCGCACTCGCGAGAGTGGGAGAAACGCGCCAAGGACAACAAGAACGCCGCCAAGCAGCTTGAGCAGGCCCAGCAGGCGGGCAAGACCGCCGAGGAGCGAATCGCCGACCTCACCAAGCGCCTCGACGCCAAGGAGAAGGCCGAGGAGCGAGCCAAGGTCGCCGCGAAGGTGGCCGAGGAGAAGGGCATCCCGGCCAACCTCCTCGTGGGCGATGACGAGGAGGCCATGTCGGCCTACGCCGACAAGCTGCTCAAGCACTTCAAGAAGAAGCCCGCGTCGAGCGTCGACAAGCCGGGCAGCTTCCCGCGCGGCTCGGACGGCGCTTCGAGCAAGCGCGATTTCATCCACCAGCTTTTCGGAAACGATTAAGGAGTAAAAATGGCTAACGACACCAAGAAGATCAAGCTCCCGCGCGAGGTCGTGACGGAGCTCCTGAACAAGGCCAAGGACACCTCTACCATCGCGAAGCTCTCCCCGAGCAAGCCGCAGAAGTTCGTCGACATCAACCACATGATCTTCAACCCGTCCTCCGAGGCGGAGGTCGTCGAGGAGGGCGCCAAGAAGGGCTCTTACGAGCTTGATTTCACCCCCATCGAGGGCAAGCGCGTCAAGGTCGTCACCACGACCCGCGTGAGCGACGAGCTGCGCTGGGCGGACGAGGACAACAAGATGGAGATTGTCGACAACATCCTCGCCGACCAGAATGCCGCCATCGGCCGCTCCCTCGACTACGTCGTGTACCACGCCGTGAACCCCAAGGGCGGCTCGAAGCTCAGCGGCTACACCGCGCTCACCGCCAACGCGGTCTCAGTCACCTCCGGCGAGAGCCCCGTCGAGGACATCGACAAGCTCGTCGACGCCCTCATGGACTACGACATCAACGGGTTCGCCCTGTCCAAGAAGTACGCCAGCGCCCTGCGCAAGCTTCGCGTGCCCGCCACCGGCCAGCGCCTCTACCCCGAGGTGCCCCTGAACCTCAACGCGGGCAACATCGACGGCATCGATGCCGCCGTGTCCGGCACCGTAAATGGCCGCCTCGCCACCGAGCAGACCAAGGTCCTCGGCATCATGGGCGACTTCGCCCTCATCAAGTGGGGCATGGTGCGCGACATCTGGTCCGAGATCATCGAATACGGCGATCCCGACCAGACCGGCGTCGACCTCAAGGCCCACAACCAGATCGCGTTCCGAACCGAGGCGGTCTACGCCTACGCGATTCTCGACCCCAAGGGCTTCGCGGTCCTTAAGAGCGCGTAGGGGGTGGCCAGATGTCCGTTTTGGTGCAGAAGGTCGTGATCGAGGACGCCTCAAAGGCGTCCCCGCTCCTGCCAGCCCACGTGGCCGTCGTCAACGCCGATGGCAAGCCCCTGCTCGGCACCATCGCGAAGCTCGGCTCCGAGGCCTCAACCGTCGCATCGGTCAAGGACGCCTACAACGCGCTCCTCGACAAGCTCTCCGCAGCTGGCCTCGCCGAGGTCACGGAGTAGCCATGGAGATGTTCGCGACGGCAGAGGATTACGCGGCCCGCTACGGCGTGGCGGCTGACGAGGCTCGCTTGAACGCGCTGCTGTCGGACGCATCGGCGATGCTCCTCTCCGAGTACGAGGCCGCCTACGGCGTCCCATACGAGAGGGGCCAGAGCGATGCGTTCGACCGCGCCGCCCCGGCCGTCGCGTGCATGCTCGTCAACCGCGTCCTAAACACCCCCGCCAACATGGCGGGCGCAACGCAGCTCAGCCAGGGCGCGGGCAGCATCACGGCGTCCGTCACGTACGGCTCCGCCCTGGGCGAGATGTACGTGGGCAAGACCGCCCGCCACGGCACCTACTTCGAGATGCTGGGCAACTTCTCCTTCGGCGACTACTTCAAGCGGGACGCCATCCACTGGGCCTGGGAGTTCCTCACCTCCCCCGAGTGGGTGGGCCTGGAGGCCGACCGGCTGTACCCCTCCG